TGTTATTTACAAATACACTAGCTAACATAGGTGCGTGTTTTTCTAATTCTATTATTGCTTCGTTAATTTCTATAGTAGGTAGAATAGCTAACTTACCTTGTTTAATTCTTATGTGTAATGAATTAAAATGATTATGTATTGTTCTAGTTTTTCTAGGTACATTATCTTCTCTGTAATACCCGTCTTTACCTACTGTTTCTCTTGTTATAAGAGGATGACAGTTTTCTGCACTTCTCATAAATTCTCGCATTTCTCCACCACCTTCTCTTAACTCATTTTCGGTGTATACCCAAACTGCATCTTTATTAGTTAGTATATCATCTTTACGAAAAGGGCTTGATAACCATAATACGTTCATATATTTTTTACCTCTGTATTTTTTAATTTGTTATACCAAACAAAAGGTTTAGATTTAGCTTTAGATGTAACTTTTTCATGTAATACAGCTTTAGGCCAACAATGTTTTCTAAATTCACAATAACCACAAGTACTTTCTAATGTTGTATTTCCTGTAGGTATTCTTATTCCTTTTTGTTTACCAGATTTAGGTACATAAGTTTCTTCTATTTCTGTAAATAACTTTTCAAATTTAGCTTTAGAATTAAGCGTTTTAATTGTTTCGTTAGCTTGTTCTAACATATCTTTTCTATCTTCTTGTTGGTCTTCTGGAGCCTCACATACAGCAAATTCTCCTGTAACTTTATTTACAGCTATCCAACCACCAAAAGGTGAGTTATCAGCCTCACTATACATATGCCCTTGCATGATGTAACCAAAAGAATCATTTTCTTTTATCTTATTGTAACTACCATATTCACCAAACTTACTAAGAAAACTTGCAGGACTTGCTGATTTTATATCCCAAACTTTTCCATCTATTTTAACATCGTATGTACCCTTTAATTCAATGTCTCCTATTTTCAATGATACAGGTTCTTGTAACTTTTCTATGTTTATTCCTGCACCTCTCATAACTGCTATAGCAACCGCTTCTAGCAAATCACCCATCAAAAACTTTATTATTGTGTTGTATTGAAATTCTTTTTTAATACCTTTTTTATCTAACTGCTGTTGACATAAAGGTTTTCCTAGACCAGACATACGAATACGCCAATCCATTTGTTCGTTAAATTGCTTTTCTAATGCTTTACCGCAAGATTCTTGAAACTCTTTAATGATAGCGGGGGAAAGTGGTTTAGACTTCCCCCCAACTGCGTCATAGAGAAAATTCTCTATTAGAGTAGATAACATACTGTTATTCGTCTAACTCAATAGCTAGGGAGTGGTCGCCATCTTTAGTTTGTTGTTTAACAGCAGTTCTATGTTTCTCCATAACGCCTTCATTTACGGACTTTGTTACAGCCGCAAATTCTTTTAATAAATCAGCATCTTTTTCAGAAAGCTCTGCTGATTCGCCAATCTTAATATCCATAGCAAAAAAGGTGTTACCACCAGACTTTTGTTTTTTAGTAGATAACAAGAGAGTATTTCTTATCATTGGTTTCTTTTGAGTAGCTAAAGATTTTAATACTGTACTCATAGGTATGTAGTTAACACCTTTAGCATAAAGAACACAAGGAATTTGTTTTAAGCTAACATCCTTACCATCAGATGATTTGCCATCCATATCAGCAACCCCGTAAATAACTTGGTTACATTTTATAGAGCTTTGAATTACCCTTTGAGGGTCACTTTCGGGTAATGCCTCAAGTTGCTCTCTAGATAATTTTCCACACTTATAACCTCCATGAGAATCTGGAAACTGGTCTCCTAAAGAATGTCTTTGCACACTAGATGTAAAAACCTCTTCATTGTTATCCCAATAGCTATAAGCAAACATCCTCATAAAAGGTCTAAACTTTGCGGTTTTAGCGTAAACACTATCTCCGTCAACTTTTAGAGCGTAATGACCCCTCGGTAGAGGATTATCATTCTCATCTTCTGTTTGATAGTTTATAGACAATCTTGATAGTACTGAGCCTTCTTGGCTGTTATTATCTAATTGCCCTGTTAGTTTCATTAGTTCTGCATCACTTAATGACGTTACATCATTTGGTATAGTGACAGCATTAGTTTGTGTATTATTTTCAATCATCGGAATTATATACCTCCTTCATATTCAGCCAATCATCCCCTATTTTTAATTCGATTCCTATTGGCATCGTATATTTAAAACCATACCGCTTTTCACATTCATCTGAAATAGACAGCATAGCCTCTTTTAAAGTTTCGATAGCTTGTTTATCTTCGTCTGGATACACATCCAAAACGATACTATCATGTACTGTGTTACACACTATAGACTTTAATTCGTTTTTTGTCAATAGCTTATTTAAATTAATTAGTGCAAGTGGCAACAAATCTGCTGTCGCAAATCCTTGTACAGGATAATTCTTAATAGCAGTAGAATTTGTTACACTCCCACTGCGTAATCTTTCAACATTAGGGAAGAAATACTGTCTTCCACTAGGTAATCTTATCTTACTTGACATAAGTGCTTCGTTTTGTAATTCAGTATGCCACCTAGTTATTCCCGAATACTTATTCTTAAAAGCACGATAGTATTGCATCTGTTTTGGAGTACCTAAGATACCCCCATATAGCGGTTTAAAGGTATCTGACTTAGCTTTTTGTCGTGACACTCCAAGTATCTTTGCAGTATAACTATGAACATCAACTTTGTTTTTTATATCTTTTAAAACTTGTTCATCGTTAGCTAAAAATCCTGCAACTCTAAATTCTAATTGTGAATAATCCCCTTCTAGTATCTTCCCACCTTCCCACCTAGATGTAACACATTCTCTAACAGGAAAAGTATTACCCCTAGGCATGTTTTGGAAGTTAGGATTACGAGAAGATAGTCTGCCAGTACTTGTAACACATTGCATAAATTGTGGATGTACCATCCCATCTTTACTAATAGCTTTTTGCATACCATCAACAAAAGTTCTTAGGTAAGTTCTTATAGCAGAATAGCGTACATACCTTTTTAAAAATTCGTGAACTACACCTTTTGTTGTTGATAGATAACTTTCTAAAACTACTTTGTCAGTTTTAAATCCCATAGCAGAACAATCAATAACATTTCTAGGTCTTAATTTAAGCCCCGCTCTTTCATCTGTATTTCTAAATATTAAACCTTTTGTACCACAAGTTTTACAATGTCTTTTTACATTACTAGGTGTACCATCTTTTTTCATGTAAGTGTACTTACCAGTGCCTTCGCAATTATGACATATAGTTCCATGTGTTTTAAACTCTGCTCTTGCTAAAGAATTTATTTCTACATAAAAATCATTTATGTTAGCAAAGTTAGTTCTTCTTTTAGGTTTTCTTGTATTACCTCTTTCTTCGTAACCAATATTAAATCTTGTTGCCCACATTTTTTTGTCAGTAACTCGCATAGAATAAAAAAGTATAGACCTATCTTCTGGTGAATCTAAATTTATAGGAGTATCACCCATAAATATTTTTACTTTTTCATTTAAATATTTTTGTAAGTCTACTAACTCTTTTTCAAACTTAACTTTTATGTTATTTAAAATTTCAGTGTTAATATGTAAACCATTCATTTCAATGTCAGCTAAAACTTTTGTCAGTTCCATTGACATTTGTATTGTTGGTGCAATGCTAGTTGTCATATAAATCTCCCCAACTCATCTTAAATTTACTTAGCTGTGCTATTGCTAATTGATAAGTACTTTCAACATCTTGCTTACCATATTCATAAACAATATTCCAAGGTATTCTTTCATAAGATACTCTATTCTTCATAAATGGTTGAATTAGTTCACTTTTTTTAAGTGCAACACCCTTTCTTTTACAACAATCTTCTAATGAAAATCCCCACTTAATACCTCTTGCCATAATATATTCCATAACCATAGTGTCATGTAATTTTTTGTCGTAAGTAAAACCACATTGTACTAACCAACTAAAATCAAATTTTATGTTATGTCCTATAAGTACATCAGTTTTATCTAAAACATTTTGTAAAATCTTTTGTGCATTAGGTGTTGGAGGTTCGTCTCTATGATAAAAACATAAATACTCAACTGGATTGTCATCAATCTTATAACCAACAGAAACTAAATTGTTTCCGTTAAATGGACTAGATGTTATTTTATTTTCGTCATCAACATCAAATGTTGTTTCTACATCAACTGTCGTTATCACTTTCAAAAACTCCCCTCTGTATACTTATTCTTGCGTGTCTTGAACCATGCCAACCATTTAATTTATTTTTACTTACTGTTATGCAACGATAAGGGTCTGATAAATCATTGTTGTCAGCACCTCTACCTATACCTAAAATTAAATCTGCTTCTCCCGCCTTACCTGTTCTTGAATTATCTAACATAGAATAATCTATTATTGATTTACCTTCTGCCTCATAACTAGCTTGTGACACAGCCCACATTAAACATTCATGTCGTTTTGCTATTTCTCTTGCTCTAACATAAACATCTTTTAGTTTTTCATCTGTTCTATTGTAATTACCAGTTATGTGAACTTTGTCAAGTTGGTCTATAAACATTACATCGGGTTTATAAATTCTTGCGTATTCATTTATCTCATCAATGTGTGTACCTACACTATCAAAAACTGTTAACAAAGGTTTTATTTTTGTTAGATATTCTTCTTTGTAATTTTCTAAGTTGTCAGCAATATGTTCTTTTGTTTGATTAAAATATGATTGTACTATTCTAAGTTTAATTCTTACTGCGGGTTCTTCATTAGCCCAGTATGTCACTTTCTTTCCTTGTTGTATGTAACCAGATGCATTAAAACTAGAAAATGTCGTCTTACCTATCTCTGGTCTAGCAAATAAAATAACAAAATGTCCTCTTTCTAAAGCGGGAACATTGTCAGCTAATGTCAGTAACCTGTGCTTAAACTCTCCACTATTACCATTTAATGTAAATAACTCTTCTAAATCTTCTTGTACTAAATGATAAGTTTCGCTACCTACCATGTTTTGTTCGTCTAACATTTCTACTAATCTTCGTAGACTACTTATGTCTTTGTCAGCACCAGTGTAAATGTCAACGGCTTTTTCGCCTATTTCTTTTGCTTGTTGTCTAGCCCAAAAGTTTTTTATAGCGTCAAAATTTAGTTCCGATATGGAACTATTTTCATCCAATTCATCTATCCTATCTACTATATTCTGCCTAGTAGCCTTTGGTACTGCGGGATATAGGTCAGCATACATGACCTTTAATTCTCGCAGATTTAGTACCTTTTCAGGATATTTGTCATGTATTTTCTCTATTAGGGTGTATACCATGCCATATTCGTGATTAAACATGTCAACATTAATAAACCTACGAATTTTGTTGTAGTGTTCGTGGTTTAAACAAATAGATAGTACTTCAGTATGTATCATTCATCCAACCCCAAGCTTTTTTGTTTACTCTATCTACTAACTTTTTAATATCTTCATCTAACATTTCTTTTATATCTTCTTCTAACAATAAAAACTTAGCGTTCATATTTAAAGCTAAGTCATCAACTAATTGAACAGCTTTTTTACTTGCATCTTTGTCAAGTGCTATCCCAACCCTTTTGTACTGCTTTAACACATCAACATGAGTTTGTAAAAGATTAGTTCCTAATAATGCTATACCAGTACAAAATTTAGATAGAGTTAGTGCAGATACCACATCCTCTACTAATATTGCGGTATCACTTCTACCCGCTACAAATGGATAACCAGAATTACCATACCTATACCACTTTGGTTTTTTGTTTTTGTATAAGGCTCTACCAACTGCATCTACTAACTTATCTTCTTTCTTAACTAAAAATACTGCTCTATGGGTATGCCTATCATATCGCATAATCTCATAGTAATCTTGTAAATCATAGTGTGTAACATATTCTCTGTAATCTTTGTTTTCTAAGTTTTCTTCCCAATGATTTCTGTAGTAGAATATTTCTGGTTCTTTTTGTTTTTCTACTTCATTAAATAATCTTTTAGATAGTTCACTACGAGTTCTACCTTTAATATTACAATCAGCATGAAAACAGTTATAAACTATTTTTTCACCAGTATTTAATGCAGAGAATGTTTTGTTATGAAAGCATATAGGACAATCTATTCTGACTGCCTCATTAACATTTAAATTTAAATTCTTTAAAAAACTTTGTAACATACTCCCCTTTAGTTTAGATACTGACCTCCCTTTTTTAAGTACTTACGGAACACTAGTCGATGGCGGTTTT